GCTCATGTTGTTTGATCTTTAATGAATTTCTGAATCAGTTTAATTTCCAACCACAAACGATCTTTTGTTTTTACGTCGTACTGGCTAAGTCCTACTTCCTCGCATAGATTTGCTAAGTAGGATTTCATGATTTCTAATTCTTCCAGTGTCATTGTGTTTTAAGTTTTAATTGTTTAGCGTAATGTGTTTTAAGAATTGACAGGCAGATGTACGATTCTGATCTGTCCTGTTTCTTCGAGTCCTTTACGATCAGTGCTTTTAGTTCACTAGGAACTGTGTTAATTCTGATGTTGTTTCTTTTTTTATTCTCTGCCATTTTGTTTGTGTTATATGCGCAAATATACGCATTAAATTAATACTGTTAAGTTTATTTTGTTAAATCTTCAATACACGCTTTTCTTGATTCGGTAATAATATTCTGCAACTCTCCGTTAATCTCTTCAATTTGGTTGTATTGTACGATGTTCTGCTTTTCAAATGAGGCTAACATCTTTTCGCCTAGTTTCAGCCATGTATTGAAGTCTCTCGCAGCTTCTTGTTTATATGCGTTTCGTACATAATTACCATGCTCCACCGTTGTCTTAAACAGTGCTAGTAATATCTGTGTGTCAAATCTCTGTTCGGGTGTCATTGTGTGTTTGTTTTATAAAGCAAATATACGCACGTTTACGCAAATAGCAAGTTTTTAAATGTTAAATTTTTAGTTTTAACCGTAAAATACTGATTTATAGGTAAATATTTTTATTCAGTAAACCTTAAGATTTACCGTAAAATAAAAAAAGTAAACAAATATGTTTACTCTTCATCGTCGTTATAATACTTATTTGCTAGGTCGTTGTACTTCGGTACAACTTCAGATTTAAATCGCTTCACATCTCTGTTTGCGATGACTTCAGAACCATCATCAAATATTACTAAGGTGTATTTTAATTCACCAATAAACACCGTCTCAAATGCTTTAATGCGCTTATCAAATAAATTAAAGTAATGATTGATCTCAATAGTCTCATTGCTTTCAGTTACTCGCAATGTCCGTATCATAAACCAATAATCAGCGTACATCAGATATAGATTTTGCCGTTAATAATCTTATAGTTTGTTAACTGATATTCTCCTGTTTTAATGTCATGATCTACTATTGCAAATCCGTGATTCCACTTGTTTATACGGGCATAATGTGGATTTAAGTTGCAAAGTGAGCCGAGTGAAGTTACTGAAATTGTATTGCCGTTCATTGTTGTTTCAATGTGTTGTGATGATTTATGATAATGACCAACAACAACAGAATCCAAAGTTTTTAGAAATGTTGATCGTGCTGGATTAACTCCACCACTTCCACCGCCGATAAATTCATGTCCATGCAAACAAGTTAATTTACCTATTTGAACAGGTCGTTTATCTTTAACTATGTCAATTCCTAATTCACCTAACCTTAAACGTGTTTCAAGTTTAAACTCAGGATCATCAAAAATTTCAGGTGCTTTTAGAAACAGCCATTTTTCCCATCTCTCGTCGTGATTGCCCTCTTTAAATACAATGGTAGCTTTAGGAAACTTTTTTCTGAGTAGCTGTAAAAACTGCCTTACCGCTTCAAATTCTTCGTAAACTGTTCGCTGTCTCCAGTCCCTTTCATGTCTGCTTATTTGAGCAAAGTCCAATAAATCACCATTGATAAATACACAGTTTACATTTTCTTCCAGTCCTTTGTTTAAAGCTGCTGCAATGGCTTTATTATCCTGATACGGAAAATGTAAATCTGAAATAATTAAAACCTTGCTGTTTTTTATATAATATCTTTCATAAGAATCGCCGCATTCCTGTGGTAAATCTTCAACCCTTATTTTATTACTTGCATCAACTTTATACTTTGATTTATATCCTCTTAATAATTCACCTTTCTCATCTCTTACATATCTTAGTGCGCTCCTGCAACTATCAAAATTAGAAAACATTAATTTGTTTTCATCATATATCTTTTTTGCCAGTGTTCTTGTCGGCAGATTTGGAAATCTTTTATGATAACCAGCACAAAGTTCTGATTTTGTCATATGTTTTATTTATTTTGCATCTTTTCAATTTGTTGTTGCTTTCTAGCTGATGATGCGGATGAACCGAAATAATAATTTAATACAGTCATAAACACTGCTGTAATTGTTGCATATAAACTCAATACAGCCGTTAAATCTGCATTGTCATTTACTATCTTAATAGATTTTGCAATCAGGTAAATAGTAACAATTGACCAAACCAAAGTTAAAAGTGATGCAATTATGTAAGGGATATTCTTTGCTAAAAAAGAGGCTTTGTCTGATTCCTGAATCTTTACATTGCTATCTCTCGCATTTGCCGTATCTGCTAATTGCGCCTTTTCTACTTCCAACTCTGCTAAGTATTCATCTTTGGCAATCTCAGCCATTTTAACTGTATGCTCATTAACTACTTTCTGAAGTTCAATATTTAACTGTTCCTTTTCTTCTTTAGTGGTAACGAATTTGTCTACTGTGTTTCCAATGGTTTTAATCAAATCAGAAGCACCGCCCCCGACAATATTAGCTATGAATTTAGGTAGTGGCATATTAATGAATTATTTGATTTGAAACTGATTTCTCTATTGTGATAAATACTTTACTTGTTTTAAGTGCTTCTTCCAGTTTAGGAAAAAACAAATTAAACGCATCCTGAGACTTTAAAATTCTGTCCTTTTGTTTTGCCATTCCTAAAATTAAACAGCCTAAAGAACTTAATTCTGTGTTTCCTGTGTGTATTCTGATACCTTCATATCCTTTGACATTCAAAAGTAACGGCATAGGCTTTTTAAATGCGTTTGAGTAGTTAATTATAACCTGATAACGTCCGTAAGGAATACAAGTTTTTCCGTACACTTTTTTTGATTCAATTTCTTTTAAATCCATTGCATCAGTTAAGCCCCTATCCTTGTCCTCTAAAACAATGCAAAACTTTTCACCGTTCCAATACAAGTCACCAATAGTTGAACTATCTGAAAACTCGTTTCTGATTAATTTTAATTCTGTTATCATTTGTATAATATTTCTTCTAAACGTTCAACTCGTTTTTCTACCTCATCATGCTTTGTTGCAACTTCTTTAACAGCAATTTTAATTTCAGTTAAATCCTTTGCCATTTTAATTAAAGCATTTACAGCTAATGCACCAATAAAGCCTAATACAGCTAATAAAATTGGTGTTGCATAGATAAGTATATCAATCACTGATTCCTTCATAAGATTTGTATTGTAAATAAATTATCACTTAAAACTGTATTCAGTTGTGTTTTCTCTTCTTCGCTCCAATTAACACCAAGCATATTAAACACAGATAAAAAAGTATTTTGTGTACTGTTTCCATTTTCTCCGTCAGATAACACTTTTAAAATTGTACTATATGCGTTTGGATTAGCTGATGTCATAGCTTTATAAAACAATTGACTCCCATATAATGACTCTGTTAATCCTCTCCAGTTACGTTCATATGTCATATAAGTATCAACCAATTCATTATTATCATCGTAAACTTTTACGATCCATGAATCTCGACCGTCTCCTTGTAATTTATATGTTGTTTCTTTTCTCATGCCTTAATACATTCTAAATATAAATACCATCTTGTTCCTATTGGATTTGTAGCCCATGTTGGTGATGCAAATTCAGCACAAAAAGTATCAGAAGCACCAACTGAAATATTTAAACCAGTTGTACTAAACACTCTTGTAACTGTTGTACTTGCATCCGTCGTTACAGATGAATTTATTGTTGTACTTGTTGTTGTTGTTGTGTTTCTGAATTTAATTGTTCCTGTTTCTGTTGAGCCTACTGTTGTATTTCCTGCTACTACAAACGTAGCTGAAACAATTTTAAATGCGAAACCTGTTTTCATTGGATTATTCGCTTCGGTCGTATTTGGAGCGTTAAAACCAGCAGACCAATAATAAGTAGTAGCATCAGCAGGAGAAAATGCAGCAGATGATAATGACAACCAAAATGGTGCGCCTAGATTAGACCTTGCTGTTATAGCACTATTTAAGTCAGATAAATTGTTAGCTATTTTTAAATTTAGTGCATTAGCAGTATCTACGTACGCTGTACTTGCTGCTTTTGTTGAATTATCATTTGCAGTTTGAGTTCCTACTATTGGATTTGAAAGCGTAGGTGCTGTATCAAAGACAAATTTACCAGTTCCCGTTGCTCCTGTTGATGTTACTCCGCCTATTTTAATGTTACCTCCTACATCTAAATTACCCTGCAAACCTAATGACCATGTCCTTGTAAATGTAACATTGCTTCCTGCAACAGGTGAATTAATATACGTTGAGTAATAATCGGTAAAAGTAGTTGCGTTTGATGCAGCGATTGTGTTGCCCCCTAAGAAATTAGTATAAGCAGTAGCTACCGTACCCGATGATGATGTATCTGTTATTGTTCTTGCTGAATGTCTTATACCTACTCCGCTTGTAGTCCATGCGGACTGTGAAATATTACCGCTTAAAACAATTTGAGGAGTAGTTAAGTTAGTTGTAAATGTCGGTGAAGTTCCAAATACTAACGCACCGCTTCCAGTTTCATCAGATACTATTGATGCTAAATTAGCCGATGTCATTGATGCTAATTTGCTATAATCAATACTACCTGCCAACATTGCATTTGTAACTTTGCCGCTTCCTATTGTAGTAGTAATAGAAGTACTTCCGCTTCCTGATATATCACCGCTTAAAGTTATAGATTGATTTCCTGTTAAGTAAGAAACCCAACTAAACGCCCCACTTCCATTATTAGTTAATGCTCCTGTGCCGTTTGCGATTGAAACAAGTTTTTTATTTGCATCTAATTGTGTTAATGTAGACGCTGTTTGGCCATTAATAGTAAATGAGTCTTTTATATAGCCTAATCCATTATCTTGTGTGTAAAAAACAGAAGAACCATCAGAAGCTACGTGTTTAAATCCTTTATCTGTTCCAGTTCCCAACCCTTTAGTCCATACTTTAGTATATTGATCTAATGCAGACCAATCGGAAGAATTACCGCCAACTCTTAATACTCCCGTTATATATCTACCCTGAGAAATTCCAGATGTGCTTCCACTACCATATACAGCTTCAATTACTCCGTTTCCATATTGAGTTAAACTTAAAGTTGAATCATTCAATATATTTGACCAATATGGAGTTCCTGCATTTGAATCTTTCCAGTGATAACCTTTATTTGCTGTATTGATTAAAACATTACCATCAATATTTAATAATTCATTATATGCAGTTTGAGTTGTCCCAGTACCAACAAACCAAACTCCTGTTTTATGAATTGTACCTCTTAATGTATTATTTGTTTTAATTGGTAAATCAATATTGTTTGTGCTTCCTATAAATTCAGTACCAGTTAAAGCGTTTCCACTTAAATTCCAATATCTTAAATCTCCAACTGCTGTTACTCTTGCATCAGCTCTAGCATTTGTAAAATAAAGGTTAGTTCCTTCAGTTAAATCAGTAGTTGATTTAGTTGAAAACCTTGAATCAAATCGTGCATTAGTAAAATACAAATTTGTATTTTCTGAAACTACACTTGTATCTAATGTCTGCCATGATTTATCACCTCTCCAATATTGCGCCGTTGTACCTGCTGTGATACTTGCCTCCTTTGCATTTAAAGCATTTTGTAAATCGGTTTGATTGCTTAATGTACCTGTAATGCTTCCCCAAGTTCCTGCGCCTCCTGAAGTAGAAATTGTCCATGATCTATTAGCTGACAAATCATATGTCACTCCGTTAATAGTAATAGTGCGAGTTGACGGAACCCATGAATATGAAGTTGAACCAGTGGTTGAATCGGCAGGATAAGAAATTGTTGGTGTTTCTCTAAATGGAATAGCACATTTATCATTAGTAAATGGCTGTCCTATTGTGAAAGTAAATGACCATCCTGCAACCTCATCTTCATGGAATGGCTCATAAATTGCCTGTAAATTTGTATTGTACGTTGTTGACCATTGATAATAAGGATCACGTAATTGAGTTATAATATCACGGCAAATTAACTTTGTGTCGCTGTGAATCTCCTGTAAATTACTTCTATCCTTTTTAACCCTATCAACAACAATAAACGTAAAATTGAAAAGCTCTTTTCTCTCTTCAAAATCAGCATCTTCATAAGTTACCCACCATGCAGGATAATTTGTAGTTCCAGAAGTAGCCCAATCATCAGCAGTTCCGACAGTAAAATTATTTATCTGTCTGTGCTGATTTGCTACCTCCCGAAACTGGTCTAGTATCTGATTTAACGTTCTTACTGTTGCCATTTTTATTTAATTCTTCATTAAGGAATTTACATAACTTTTTATAGTTGTACAATTCTCTGTTATATTTTTTTCTACTCTTAGCCATTAGTCACAATTATAACCGTAGTATGCAGGATATTTTAATATCTCTACTCTTGGCACGTTTCTGTTTCTATTACCTGTATAAATAGCTGATGTAAATGTATCTTGTTTAGGCCATATCGTATCTGATGTTGTGCCTTGACTAAAATAAGTCGGATATAAAGTAGGATTTGCAAATATATAAGCTCTCAATTCTTTTGCTCTTATCTCTGCTTTGCTTTCCTGCTCATTGGCAATTTTCTCCATTCTATTAAAGTCAACAGCACTTACATTCTCAGAATCTTTTACGCCTAAATTTCTATTGCTTAACTTGTCTAATAGATACGGCATTAATTGAACTAATGTCTGTTCAACAATGTAAGGTATCACATATGAATCTAGTAGAGTTGTATTATTAGAAGTTAGTGTGCTATTCTGAATCTGTGTTTTGAGTTCATTAAACATACCTGATCCAATCAGATATTTTAATTTATAGTCTTGTGTTTCCTGAATAGCAATGTTAATGTATTTCTCATCTACATTTTCATCAACTATTGTGTTTTCCTTTATATAGGAAGCAGGTATGAAATATACTTTTGTTGCCATTACTTACGTTTTACTTTGTGAGCCTCCCAAATATGTCTGCAATGTGGAATGTGAGTATTTCCCTTTATAGTCTGCCAACCGCCACGCATTTCCCAAACATTATATCCTAGTCTATTGCTCAATGTGTCAATTTCTGATCTTAAGAAATATTTTTTAGCACCACTGAACATTTTTTTGCAAAACTCGTGCGATGTTTCTAAAATTTCTTTTCCTTGATGCGTTGCTTCAGGGTCTAATTCGTATGAATATCTGATTTCATACTCATCTATTTTACTTTCTGATGCAAGTTCCTTTCCGTCAGCAGTCGGTTTTAAATAATCTTTGTATTCTTTTAAATATCCGTCGTCAACTAAGTTTGAAATCGTTTTAATTACGGTTTTTTCTTCAATGCCTAGTAAATCTGATATGCTTTTAGGATCAATTTTATTATCTTTTTTAATCACAGCTAAAATATCCTTCTCTTTTCCTGTCTGATCTTTAGCAAAAGAATAAAATCCGTCATTGTCAATTCGTGCTGAATCTATTTTATGAAATGCTTCTTTGCTTTCCCCTACTTTTTGTAATTCTTCAGCAACAAAATTTAAAATATCTTCACTTGTCAATGATTTACCAAATGTTTGCGAAGTCATTATACTTTTAACTGGGGGTAATCCTGCCATCTCACGGATTTCATTCTTATCCATGTATTGCATAATGTCTTTAAAGTCAAACGGATTAACAGGTCTGCAATCATTTAACTTAATACGATTATCAAAACCGATAAATGAATAAAGAGTATTAATATACTTTTCAATCTGCTTTTGTCTCGCTTTTACATATGTATTTTTAAACAATTCATGCGCTGTATCAATCTCACTTCTACCCCCTAATTGACCTTCCGTTTTAAATCCTGCTAACATTGGAGACAAATGATGTGCAACCACTAATTCCTGTTCAATATGATCATTTAAAGTCTCAAACTTTTTGTCTAGTTCATCAGGTGAAAGTCTTGTAATAACAGGCGCATTGTCTTTGTCTCTTGTAAACATTAGAAGCAAAGAACCTGCATTATCAGAACCTGCGAATTTTTCTTTTAATTGCCTTTCAATTTCATCTTTCTCATCATCTGATGGATTACCTATGAAAGTAATTACAGTGCCTATATTAAAGCCTGATTTAATTGATTTTAAATGATAGTTAGCAATCTCGGCTTCAGTTTCAGCAACAGGAATAACAGCTAAATAGTTAGGCTCAGGATAAAATTCTAAAGCTGGGTTATAACCTTTTAAAGCATAAATCTGTTTGCTTGTTCTTTTATTAGGATCAAATACAGGAATATTTTCTAATCCTGTTTCTTCTTTGCTCTGTTTATTCTTTGGTTTAGTCCAGTCGTTACTGTACCAATAACTTTTTTTATCCTTATCAATTCTTAATTTATGAAAAGGGATATGTGTTACCTCAAACTTTTTACCATTGCGAGTCCAATTAACTTCTAAATATGCCCCTTCAAATATCTCAAAATCTAAAGCAATCTTTTGCACCAATTCTTCAATATCTTCTCCGTATTGATTTGAGTTTTTAACCAACTCTAAAAATTGAGCGTAATCGGCAACAGTTAATCCTTCTTTATTAATGCTTACTCCATTACCTGCTACATAATAAGCCTTTGCGTTTAGCATTGCTCTATGCTTATTTGCTCTTTTGTAAAGATTTAAAATGTAAGTAGGATAATTATTTATATATGGCGTTTCATTACCGAATATAATCCAGTCTAAATCTTTTTTCTCTACAAATTTAGGCGGCTGACTATTATCAAAAGTCAAGTTAATAAACTGAAATGCTCTTTGATCTTTATTATTTTCCATTATGACGGATTATAAACTACCGTTGTCGGAGTTGGTTGATTTGTAATAATTGTATCACCTGATGAAGAAACTACTCTTAAAATTCCATTTTCACATTCAGAAGTTGCTAAGTCAGGGTTAAGATTTGATGCGGATGATTGCTCAAAAATTCTATATTCATAATCACCTGTATCGGGTAAATAAATTGTACCTGATGTAAGCAGCTCGTTAACTGATTCTGTAATTAGAAACTGATCATATCTATCCGTATAACTGCTTTGATTAGCTGCAATGAATCTTTTTACTTTTGATGTACCTCTCAATCTTAATTCAAACAGCCAATAAGGAGTAGATAACGTTTTTTTCTCTGTAACCGTAAATATTAACGTGCTATTAGTACCCTGAGTAATTATCTGCATGATAATAGTAACAAAATGCCTCAAATTGTTTATAAAACAAAAAAGCCCACCGATTAAGGTAGGCTCTTTTGAAAACACACGATTTATTTTATGCCCCGACAGAAAGGCCAGTTACAACAGACGATTGAACGAAATAACAGTCTTGAGGCTCATTCGCCTTAAGTGTTAACGTTGATCCTGAAAATTCACCCTGCATTTTACCGCTGGTAGTATTCGCACTCTCAACATACGCTCCCCTCGTTAGTCCCATGATTTTGTAAGTATCATTTGCATCTAAAACAATAACGATCAATCTGTTTTGTACAGCTACCTTAATCCAGTTACGGAGTTTTGCAGTTGGTTTATTTACAGTGAATGTTAAAACTTGCTCTGATTTATACGACTTATTCAAATCACCTGCGTTATTCTCTACCAACATAGCATTCTCAGGAGTCAAATCAAGTAACCAAAATTTGGTACTAGCTGCCTGAGTAATTGCCGTGATAGTTCCTGATGTTTCGGTATATGTGCTTACGTTTGCAAATTCAGTGATCCAAGCCTTTTTAATTCCACTTGCACCGTCATTACAAAGTAAAGCAACACCTTCAACTATATTACATGGCATGATTATTATATTTTATAAGGGTAGCACCGAAGCACTACCCTTGATTATTAAACTAATTGGAATTGTACGATTTCGTTGTAGAACTTAGCAGTAACACCGAATGAGAAACGGCAGTACATTTTAAGCTTACGAGTGTTTTGATCAAACCAAACATCAAAGTTTGTGAAATCATCTTTTTTATCGTAACCAATAACTATATTCTCAGGATTCAAAGCTAAGATACGATTCTTTGCTGCTGCTGGAAGAGAACCAGTTTCTACCTCGTTATCGTTATTCATATCGTTAATAGGAATGATGCGAACTGAAGTGCCAGGATAGTAAAGACCTGTTTTACCTTCAAAGTCTGCACCTGAAGTATAGAAATTGTAAGCATTTGCGTTTCTTAATGCAGTACACAAAGTTCTATAATCATTATACCCCATCAATACAGTTGGCATATTAGAAGTGAATACTCTGTTTGGAATTGCTGCAATAATCGCATCCATAATACTAAGAGCGTTTGAGGTTGTGATACCTGTACCAACAGTAACAGAGCCTGTATTTCCGTTAATTGCTGTACCGTTTGCATCAATAGATGCTAAGATTCCATTTAATTGCTTAAGTTGGGTATCATTGGTTGTAGTCGTTTTGCCTTGCATCAACATTTTTCCAACACCTTTAGAAATTTGAGCCGCTAAGCGATCAGATACTTTTGAGAAACCTGACCATGAATCAGTGTTAGCACCTGAACCAAGTCCGTACATAGTAAAATATGCTTCTAAGTCATTGTAGCACCATTCAGGAGATACAGCGATTGAAGTTGTACTGATAGATGCTTGTGTAATTGTGGTTGTACCTGAAGCATTAACAGCACATGAACTAGCTGCGTAAAATGGTGCTGTTTGTTCAAGTAGTGGTAACTTTTGCGATACACCTGCTTTTAATCCGCTGATTTCAGAGAAACCAACGTCAAATATTTTAGATGTAGTTAGAGCTTTTGAAGAAAAGTCTAAACTATTATCTTTGATTGTGGCTACTAAGCCTGATACATCAAATGCCATGATTTATAATTTTTTTTAATTGTTGTTTTTTAAATTAATCCATTCTCCTTTTTAAACTTCAACAAAGCATCACCGTTACTTCTTTCTTTTGGTGTGTGTGTTGTCTCGGCCACTGGAGTATTGGCCAACGTTTCAACTTCAGCAGCTAGTTTTGAGAACGCTTCGTTCTTTTTAGCTACTTCAGATTTTAGTTTTTCATTCTCAGCTTTAGTTGCTTCGTAATTCTTTGTTAACTCTTCCAACTTAGCCTCAATCGCTTCAAATTTTTGTGAAGCAAAAACGTGGATTTCTTCCATACGTTTTGTAATCTCTTTAGGTAACTGAGTAGCTGAATCACTTTGCATTGGTTGCTCCTGTGTGTCTCCGCTAGTGTCTGTACCTTGTTCAGCAGGGGTTTCCGCTGCTTCCATTTCGGTAATCAAACCACCTGCACAAACAACATTATACTTTTTACCTGCAAAGTCAACAGTATACTCACCGTCAGGAATTGGTGCGGCTTGTCCTTCAGCAGTTACAGCCATTACAGGCATACCGATTGCAGGTTCTGCCCCGTCAATCACTACTTTAGCAAACTCTTGTTTTTTTGTTTCAACTGTTTTTTCTTCAGATGAAAAGAATACTTCTTTAACATCATTAAACAGCTTTACAAAGTCGGATTGAAATTTATTTTTGTCCATTGATAATAGTAACATTATGATTCTGACTGTTTTAATTTTTCCAATTCAGAGCGTAATTTTGCCATCCTATCGTGCAAGTTTTCAAGTGTTTGCGCTGATGCTTCGCCTTGTGGCTCATGCTTAAAAAGACCCTCTATTGAAAACCCTTTGAACACTCCTGTTTTTATAAATTCATTCCAAATCAGATCATTTTCAACTTTGAATGAACCGAACCAAGATCCATCGGGTAATTCACCAAATGATGCAGGTGCTTTAGTGCCACGTTGTGAGTCTATAACAATAGATTCAAACATATACACGCCGTCAACTTGCTTCTTAGGATCATGCATTAAATTAACGTTTGATTGATTGCTATTCTTAAAAAACTTCTGCGCTATTTTAGTTATAGTATCACCGTCAAACATTACATAATATTGCCCTTGTTCATCTGAACGAAAAATCGGCATATTTGCAACCATCAAAGCACCTGAGATGATACGCTTTTCTTCATTTTGAATCTGAAACACTTGTTTTTTCACCTCACTAAATGCTTGAAAATATTTATCTATTGCAGGTTGATCTACTAGAGCGAATGTGTATTCATCTGAATCATTCTCATCAATGGTGAGTTTGTAAATTGGCAGTTTATTATTTTCCATTTATTCTATTTTTGATTTGTCTGTTATTTTCTTAACTACATTTTGCATCCCTGTTACATCCTGTTCAACAACATACGCTTTAACAGGTGTTTGTGATTGAGGATTATTTATATTACTTAATAGTGTACTTGTGTTATTAACTCCGTTCTGAATATTATTTTGAGAGAATGTTCCTATGTCTCCACCACCTCCTGAAATTCCACCTGT